ACGCCTGGGCGCTCCGGCTCGAAAAGGAAGACGGGAAAAGCCGGGACTATTTCCGGGCGCTCGCCCTTTGCCGGAAGCCGAAGGAGGCCGGGAGCTTCCCAAGCCTCACGGACGAACAAAAGGCCGCGATTGAAAATATCTGGTTTGACGAGAATTTTTCCGCAAACCTCGGGACGATTGAAATGCTTTACGAAGCGTTCGAGGGACTGGCGGAAAAAAGGCAGTGGGAAAGCTACCCGTCCGTCAAGACGGTCGCCCGGTACGTCAAGCATATCACGGATACACCGGGAGCCGAGAGCGCCCGCTACCTCGGGGCGAACGGCCTCCGCGATTGGAAGAACCAGAAGATGCTCAAGGCAAGGCGCGACTCAACGACGCTTGAGGTCATGGAGTACGTCGTCGGCGACGAGCACACCTTCGACTTTTGGGTGCAGTGGACGGCACCGAACGGCAAGATTAAGGCCGTCCGCCCGAAGCTCGTCGCATGGATAGACATAAAAAGCCGTGCGATACTCGGGGACGTCGTGTGTGTTGACGCCAACAGCCAAACCCTAAAGGAAAGCCTCGTCAAGATGATGTACGCGGAGAACGAGCCGGGCGGCGTCCCGAAATTCCTGCATATCGACAACGGCAAGGACTACACCGGAAAGACCATGACCGGGCAGAACCGGAAAAACCGCAGGATTGATTTTCATTTCGACAGCGAGACGGTCGGGTTCTACCAGTCCATCGGCATCCAGGAAGTCAGCCGTTCGCTTCCTTATCAGCCCTGGGACAAAGGACAGATTGAACGGCTTTTCCGGACGGTCTGCGACCAGTTCTCCCGATGGTTTCAGTCCTACACTGGCACCCTCACGGGGTCGAAGACCTACGCCAAACGTCAGAAGGACGTCGACGCGATGCTCGAACGCGGGGAGCTGCTCACAATGGAGGAACTCTTTGAGCTCTGGACGGACTGGAAAAACAACCACTACCACAAGCGGCAGCACTCGGGGCTCAAGAACGCGGGGGAAAAATGGGTCACGCCCGCCGACATGTTTGCCAACGGCCCGCGCTACGAAAAGGCAGCGCCGCCCCGCGAGTACGCGGCAATGCTGCTCATGAAGGCGGACACCGCCCTCGTCCGCAACCAGGGCATCCAGAAGTTCGGCGAGCTCTACACCGACTATGAGCTCTGCAAGTACATCGGGCAAAAGGTCGGGGTCAAGTGGGACATTGACGACGTCACAAAACTCTACGTCTTCGACAGAGAAGGCCGGAAGATATGCGAGGCGGTTTCCGCCGAGCTCCTGCAATTCGGCCCGCATTGTTCCCAGGCCGCGCTTGAGAAACACTTACGCGACCAGAAGCGGCAGCTCAGACAGACGAGGGAACTGCTTGAGGACTTCGGAACGCCTTACGAGCAGCGGGTCGCGAACGGTCGGCCTTCCGACGCGGTCGGAAAGATTGACCTTACCATCAAGGCGGAACGCCCCTCGAAGCTCGTGCAGCTTCCGAACGACAAGGAGTTCCGCGCCGAATACGGCAAGCCGAAGAAAAAGGCCGGGGCCGGGGACAAATTCCTCAGCAGCAAGGCCGACGACGCTCTCTCCCGCCTGAGAGCAATGAACGAATAGGAGGAACATGATGGAAGTCACAGCAGCGGCAGCAGCCGCCACATACACGGAAAACAAGAGCCTCGCCGAGAGGGTTAACGAATACCTCACGGCGACGGGCACAAGCATCGCACTGCTCGCCCGGGAAATCAGCTATTCCCGCACGGCGGTCTCCCGTTACCTGGGGGGCAAGTACGACAGCGACGTATCAGGAATTGAAGGACGCCTCGCGGAGTACCTCAGCGCCCACACGGGCGAGGAAGTCAGCCTTCCGGACAGCAAGGCGGAACAGGCCAAGCGGCCCCGGTTTTTCGAGTCGCGCGACGCGAAGGCAATCCTCGGAGTCTGCCAATCCTGCCAAGAGTACATCGGCCTCGGCATCGTGGTCGGGCGCTCCGGCTACGGGAAGACCCACACCCTCAAGCAATACGCGAAGCTCCCCCGCGTCGCCTATATTGAGTGCGACGACACCATGAGCAGCCGCGACCTTGTGGAAGCGATTGAGAAGTCGCTCGGCATTCCGTCCGGGTACGGCACGATATGGCGCAGGGTCAACGGAATCCGGGACTACTGCAACACGAACAAGGGCTACCTCCTCATTATCGACGAGGCCGACAAGCTCATCTCAAAATACACGCAAAAGAAAATGGAAATCCTCCGGGCCATTTTCGACCAGTCGGACGTTGGAATCGTCATTGCGGGCGAGCCGAAGCTCGAGGCGCAGATTAAGAGCTACCTCGTGCGGATGGCGAACCGGGTCGACTTCTACGCTTCCCTCCGGGGGCTTACAGCCGCCGAAGTCAAGGGATACCTTGACGGCTACAATGTGGAGCCCGAAGCTCTGGCGGAACTTACGGCCCGCGCCTGCAACCTACAGACCGGATGCTTCCGTCTCCTCGACCGGACGCTGAACAACGTCTTCCGCATTCTCGCCGAAACGGGCGGCAAGACAATCACCCTCAAAACGATTGAACAAGCCTCAAGCATGATGATGCTTTGAGACAGGATATTTGAGAAAACGGAGGAACGCTCAATGAAGAAAATGACAAAACAACGGTTATGGGGCATCGCCCTGATTCTGCTTTCCGCCGCCCTCTTATGGCTTGCCTCGACAGGCGAAACCGTGGAGGACAGGGACTCGACCGCCGTGCTTTTCACCCTTCCGCTCGGCGTTTACGCTTTGACGACAAGGCACTACATTTTATACGACGGAACCAGAAAAGCCAAACCCGAGGCCCGGGCAGGGCCCCGGGCGGAACGAATCCAAGCCGCACGAAACCGACACCCGCCCCGCAGCGGGCAGGGCGCAAGAATCAAGAAAGGAGCTACAGCATGGCACGAAAACGCATTATAGAGGCCCCGGCACTCAAGTCCTGGGCCGAAGTGGACGCAGCTCTCCGGGAGATTGCCGAGAACGAGCTCGCCCTGGACGACATTGAGGCGGAAATGAACCGTCAGATTATCGGCGCGAAGAAAGTCGCGGAGCAGGACGGAAAGCCCCACGCCGACCGTATCTCGAAGCTCGAGCGCGACATCAAGGAGTTTGTCGGAGACCACCGCGACGAGCTCGGCAAGGCAAAGACCAAAAGCCTTAATTACGGCTCGGTTGGTTTCCGGCTCTCGACCTCCGTGTCTCTCCCCAAAAGCAGGGAGAAGCTCGACGAGATTATCCGCAAAATTAAGGCCCGCAAGCTGAAAGACTGCATCGTCACCGAGGAAAAGGTTAGCAAGGAGAACCTCAAGAAGCAGGGCGAGAGCGTCGTCCTCGCGGTCGGCGCTAAGTGGAATCAAAAGGACATCTTCGGATATGAGGCGTTCAAGGAAAAACTCGAACGCTCCGCCACGACACCGGAAAATTAGGAGACTGCTCGTGAGGGTCGACATCTTTTCCACAAGCAAAAAGTACCGCGTCATCTACGCCGATCCTCCGTGGAAATTCGGCAGCAAGGAGCCAACCGGAAAGGCGCGGGGACGCGCTGATTACACGCCGCTTGAAGCCGTATATCCGACCGAAAAAACAAGCGTTATGAGCTCGTGGGATGTGGGACGCATAGCAGAGCATGACGCCGCGCTCTTTATGTGGGCGACCGACGCCCACATAAAAGACGCCATCCGGCTTTATGAGGCGTGGGGATTCCAGTATGTGACGGTCGCCTTCGTATGGCTCAAGAAGACCGTCAACGGGAAAATCGTCTGCAACCTTGCGCCCTGGACGCTGAAAAACTGCGAGCTCTGCCTCTTTGGGACACGGGGGCACATGGTACAGTACAAGCAAAAGAACAACATCCCGCAGTTTGTCGAAGCCGTCAGAAGGCGGCACAGCGAGAAGCCGGAGGAAGTACGGCGGCGCATTGAGGAGCTTTTCGGAGACGTTCCGCGCATTGAACTCTTTGCCCGCCGCCGTGTTCCCGGGTGGGATTGTTGGGGAAACGAGGTATGAAGGAATGACAGCAGCAAGAACCAGGGGCGGCAGGAAGCCCGCCTCCATCCGTACATTATGGGCGATTGCGAAGTCCACGGAACTAAACCTTTCGGACGACGACCTTCACGCGGTCGTCTTTCGGGAAACGGGCAAGGAAAGCATGAAGAAGCTCACGCAGGGCGAAATCAACACCCTTGCCCGCGTCCTGCAAAACATGAAGGACGGCGTTCAGCGCGACACGCACAGCAAGCGAACCGACGAGGGCGGAGACCCGCGCACCGAACAGCTCCGGCATAAAATCTACGCGCTCTGCGACGTGCTCGGATGGAACGACGACAACCGCCGAATCAACGGGTTTGTCAAGCGCATGTTCGGCGTTGACCGTATTGAGTGGCTCACGATGGCGCAATGCTGCAAAGTGGTCGAGGCACTCAAAAGCATGGCCGCCCGGCAGAAAGGGAAAGGAGCGAAATGAGCGAGCTAAAGAAATCCGCAGGGGCCGATGCCGCCGCAGGGCTTGAGAGGCTCGCAACCGCGATATTAGGCCCCGCAGTCGTGAAGGAACTCGAGCGAGCGGGCGAATACCTCGGCACACGAATTACACCCGAACAAAGGCGGGAACTTCTCAAGGAAAGCCCTCAGCGGCTCGTACAGGCCGCACAGCTCGCCGCCTCCGCCGTTATGCTCCGGCAGCAGACCGAGACGGCGGAGGCAGTACGGCGGAGCCTTGTGGAGGCGGAAACGGCAAGAGCCCCGTTTCACAAGGGCCCCGTCAGTTAGGAGGGAAGCATTGGCTCAGAAAAAGAAGCGCCTTACGCAGCGCGAGAAAGCCCTCCGCGCCAGGCAAAAAAAGGAGCTCCAAGCAGCGGGAGCAATCCCGCCCGACAAGCCGAGACTCAACCGCAAGAAGTTTGCGAAGGAAGTCATCGCGGAGTTTGACGAAATGGGCGGAATTGAAGACACGCTTTATTTATACAAGGCGATCGGCTGCATGGTCGGCCCTGAGATGTCAAGGGTCACGGAGGAACAGGTCGGCGTCCTGAAGCTGCTCAAGATTGCGGTTGAGACAAAAAAGTTTCACGAAGCACTCAGGGCGGAACACAAGGTACAATACACGATTGAGGAATACCTCAAAAAGGTTGTCCTCCCCATTTTGAAACTATAGGAGGTCTCTCATTATGAACGAACAGAAAGAAAACGAAATCATTAAAGCCCTCGCCTACGGAAAAACGCCGGACGAGATTGCCGCCGCCGAGGACGTCACAACCCGGGACGTGCTTGAGATTCAAAGCAAGAACGGCCCGGAAATTACCGAAGCCCGGGCCGAGTTTGAGAAAGGGGGCTTCACCGATGGGGGCAGTCTTTAAGGGAATCGACATCTCCACATGGCAGGGAGCGCCGGACTTCGCGAAGGTAAAGGCGGACGGGATTCAGTTCGTCATCGCCCGCGCCGGATACGGGTCGAACAACATCGACAAGCAGTTCAAGCGCAACGCCGCCGAATGCAACCGCCTCGGAATCCCCTTCGGCGTCTATTGGTTCAGCTATGCGCTTACGGCGGCGGGAGCCGCGCAGGAGGCCCGCTACTGCCTCGAGGCAGTGAAACCCTACCGCCTCGAATACCCGGTCTTCTTTGATCTCGAATACGACACCGTCCGCTACGCCAAAAAGAAAGGCGTTACCATTGCAAAGGCCCTTGCTACGCAGATGGCCGCCGCCTTCTGCGGGGAGATTGAGAAAGCGGGATATTATGCCGCGAACTACGCAAACGCCGACTATCTGGCGCACATGCTCGATCAGAAGGCCCTCTCACGCTTTGATCTCTGGTATGCGTGGTACAATTCCACATGCAACCGCAGCGACGCGGGCGTCTGGCAATACGGAAGCAAGGGCAGGGTCAGCGGCATTTCCTCCGGCAGCGTCGACATGGATTACAGCATGAAAGACTACCCGGGCATTATCCGAGGGGCCGGACTGAACGGCCTGACAAAAGCGGCAGCGCCTACCAAACCCGCCGCCCCCAAAAAGACCGTCTCCGAAATTGCGGATGAAGTGCTTGCGGGAAAGTGGGGCAACGGAGCGGAAAGAAAGAAACGCATTTCCACCGCCGGATACGACTATGCCGCCGTGCAAGCCGCCGTTAATGCGAAGCTCAAGGGAACCGCGCAAAAGGCCCGCGAAGCCAAAATCAAGGCGGGAGACAAGGTCAAGGTGAAAAAGGCCGTTCAGTATAGCGGCAAGCCCTTCAAGCCCTATTACAGCGCCTACGACGTTATCAGCGTATCGGGAGACCGCGCCGTCATCGGCATCGGAAAAACCGTCACCGCCGCCGTAAACGTCGGCAACCTTACAAAGCTCTAAGCGCAGGAAACGGAGGCGAAGCGATGAACGAGCTGTCAAAAGGTCTGACGGTCGACATGTTCCCCGAAGGCACTTACAAAAACATTGCAGAGGCGATCGGGCCGGAGAATTTCGTGAAGCTCGCCGAAGTGGTAGGCGGCGCGACAATCTACATCCCGAAGCCCGAAAGCCTCACCCGGCCCGTCCGCGACGCCCGAATCAAGGAGGAATTCAACGGATACAATCACCTTGAACTCGCGAGAAAGTACGATGTCACCGAGCGATGGGTACGGCAAATATGCGGAGAAGGCCATATCGAGGGGCAGCTTTCCATTGAGGACTTTACCGCACAGGCCGGGGCCGACAAACCCGGGAACAAAACGTAACCCTTAGAACCACTACAAATAGAACCTTCCGGGTTCACGTCTTAAAATAAGACTACAAGCTAATGCTTGTAGTCTTATTTTTATCTTAAAGGAGGAAGCAACACTATGGAAATCATCCAGTCCACGGCGTCAGGGGTATTGATAAACCTTGCTCTCGGCGTCATCACCCTTCTCGGCGCTTACGGTCTTTACTACATTCAGAAGGCAACGGCAAAGGCAAAAACGCAGATTGCACAAATCAAAGACGAGTCAAGCCGGAAGCTGCTCACAAACGCCCTTGAGGACGTGAGCGAACTCGCAGGCGTCACCGTTGGGTCGCTTGAACAGACAACCGCGTCAACGCTCCGCAAGGCCGTCAAGGAAGGCAAGGCAGACCGTGAGGAGCTGCTCGCCCTCGGCAAACAGGCATTTAACGACGTCAAGGCGGCAGTCTCCCCCGAAGCGCAAAAGGTCATCACGAAAAACCTCGGCAGCTTCGACACGTATCTCCAAAACCTGATTGAGGATGCCGTTCGCCGTGTGAAGCAGGAGGAACCCTACATCACCGTTGAAGGCACAGCCGACACCGATAAGCCCGCCACCGGACAAACATCCCAAAACGCCGACACCACCGCCGAGCCTGAAACCGAAACACCGAGCTCTGGCAATTAAGGGGGCCGCTTATGGAAGTAGGCACCGCGCAAATTGTCGCACTCATCGGCACGGTCGCCTCGGTACTCTGCACGGTTATCGTCGGGGCCCTGAGCTTCTTTATTAAAAAGACGCTTGCGGGCCTCGAGGAGACCGACAAGAAAAACGAGCAGGAGATCGAGAAGGTCAGAGACAATCTCAACGACCTCAAGGCAGACCTCCCCCTTATATACGTTACGAGGGAAGATTACATCCGCATTATGAACCGGGTCGAAAACAAGCTCGACCAACTGCTTTACAGCAGCGGAAACAGCACAGGCAAGGGAAAGGAGGAATAAGGCATGAGCATCATGGACGAAGCGCAGGAGCAGGAAGTCAACAAAAACAAAGCGGTCAGGGGCTATATCATCCGGGCCCTCGCAAAAGGCAACCACAACACGCTCCTCATTCGGCAAGTGGCGAACGCTCTCGTCGGCGACGGACTCATTTACTCCCCGGATATTTCAAAGTACCTTGAGTATTTGAAGGAAGGCGGCTACATTGCCTTTACGGGCAAACACGCAACCGCTTATCAAGCCTACCGCACGGACTCCGTCATCAAGCTCACGAAGAAAGGCGTCGACCTCGTGGAAGGCACGATCGACGACCCGGGCGTCGATGTCTAAAAAGGAGCGCCGCCGGACGCGCGTGAGTTCTACAATCGACAAGCTCCCGGATGATATTAAGGGGCAGCTCGACCAGAAGCTCGCAGACACGTCCAACACCTATGAGGAGCTCGCCCAGTGGCTCAAAGAAGAAGGCTACACAATCAGCAAGTCGGCAGTGGGACGGTATGCAATCCGCTCAAACCAGGCGGCGCAGCGCGTCGCCGAGACCCTCCAACGAACACGGGCGATTGCTCAGGCCGTCGAAGCAAATCCCGATCTCGACTATACAAAGGCCGCGTCAATGGTTCTCATGGACGGCCTCATGCAGCGGGTCAGCACAGCCGAGGACGACTTTAACGAGATGCCTCTCGACAAGGCCGGGCGGCTTATCGCTTCCCTTTCGCGGAACGCGACTTATGAAAAACGAGTCCGGCAGGAAATGAAGAAAAAGGCCGAGCTCGCTTTCAACGAGATGGAAACCGAACTCATGGCGGCAATCAAGCAGCACCCCGAACTTTCCGGAGAGCTCCGCGACGTTCTGGCGAGAGCGAGAGAGAAGGTACTCACCGATGGCGAAGATTAACCTCGAGGATTACATTGAAAAGCTCGACGAGCCGGAAGACCGAGAAGCCGTCGCAAACCGGGAATACCAAAAGGAATTATTTGAAAAGTACGTTTCCCGAGGTGAGAATTTTCCCGAGTTCCGGGCGGAGCTCCTCCGGGAATACCAGACCGGGGCACCAATGACCGGGCCGAAGGGCTTGCGCCGGAAGCTCGGAGCGATTGATCTCGAATACTTCGGGCGGGCATACCTTCCGCATTACTTCGTCCGGGAGAGCCCCCCGTTTCACGGAGAACTCGACAAGCAATGGCGCGAGGGCGTTATGAAGGGGCTCAACCCCATCACGGACGCAAAGGAAATCAGCCGGGCGGACGGATGCCGCCGAGCAACCGAGGCCCCGAGAGGTCACGCAAAATCCACGACCTTTACATTCAAGGACTCAATTCACGCGGCAGTCTACGCTTACAAGCACTACGAGATTATCCTCTCGGACAGTTCCGAGCAAGCGGAAGGCTTTCTCACCGACATCAAAACCGAGTTTGAGGAGAACGCCGCAATCCGCGAGGACTTCGGCGACCTCGTCGGAAAGGTGTGGAAAGCGTCGGTTATCCTCCTGAGCAACGGCACAAAGATCGAAGCCCTCGGCGCAGGAAAGAAAATCAGAGGGCGGCGTCACAAACAATGGAGGCCCGACCTCATTCTTTGCGACGACCTTGAAAATGACGAGAACGTCAACACCCCGGAGCAGCGCAAGAAGCTCCGCAACTGGTTTTATAAGGCCGTCAGCAAGGCGGGCGACACCTACACCGACATCGTCTATATCGGCACTCTGCTCCATTATGACGCGCTGCTCGCCAACGTCGCAAACAATCCAAGCTACAAAACAGTCAAATATCAGGGCGTTATCAGCTTTGCGACCAACACGGAGCTATGGGACGCCTGGGAAGCGATTTACACAGACCTCACAAACGACGCCCGGCAAGAAGACGCGAAAGAATTCTTCGAGGCTCACAAGGCCGAAATGCTCGAGGGAACGGCGGTCTTGTGGGAACAAAAGCTCAGTTACTATGACCTCATGGTCATCCGCATCTCCGAAGGAGAGGCGTCGTTTAACAGCGAAATCCAGAACGACCCGATCGACCCCGAGAGCTGCACCTTCCAAGAGGAATGGTTCGACTATTGGGATGACGACGGAAAGGAGCCCCCGGACTTCTCCGCCCCGAACTTTTTATTTATCGGGGCCAACGACCCGAGCCTCGGCAAGAACAAGAAGTCGGATACCTCGTTTATCGGCGCTCTGGCAAAGGACTTGAAGACGGGCTACATGTACGTCCTTATCGCGGACATTGCGAAGCGCAAGCCCGATCAGATTATCACGGACGCAATCGAGGACAGCCGCCGACTCAGGCGGGACTACAAACGGCCCTATTATCAGTTCGGAGTTGAAACCGTCCAGTTTCAATATTACTTTGCCGAGATCATGCGGCAAAAATCCTCCGAGGTCGGAGAGTATCTTCCGATCGTGGAGATTAACAGCGTCCAGAACAAGGACGCCCGGATTCAGAGCTTACAGCCGTTCGTTAAAAACGGATACCTCAAATTTTCAAAAAAGCACAAAACACTCTTAAAGCAGATGACCGAATACCCGATGGGAAAGAACGACGACGGCCCGGACGGTTTGGAAATGATGGTTAAGCTCGCGCTCAGTATCAAGGTAGGAACCAAGGTAGATTATAAATCCGTCGTTTCCCGCGCCCTTGACTTTGGACGCGGAGCCTATTAAGGAGGTGGGGCATTGGCTAAGAAAAAGAAACAGAAGCAGCAGCGGAGCCCCAGGACTCCGCCTCTCAAGAGGCCCAACACGACCGAAATCGCCGTCGCCCAGGTTACGGACAAATACAGCGAGTACCCGTCAAACGGCCTCACCCCCGTCCGGCTTGCCGAAATCTTCAAAGAGGCCGACGCGGGCGACGTCATGCGGCAGATGGAACTGTTTGAAGAAATGGAAGAAAAAGACCCTCATTTATTCTCACAGCTTCAAACCCGAAAGAACGCGGTCACGGGCCTTGACTATGAAATTATTCCGTTCGATTCCGACGACGAGCGCGACAAACAAATCGCCGAGTTCGTAGAGGAACAAATCAACAGCATTGAGAACTTTGAAGACATTCAGACCGACCTCCTTGACGCAATCGGCAAGGGCTTCGCGGTTTCCGAAATCATTTGGGGATACGACGAGGGACACGTCGTTATCAACGACATTCGCTCCCGGCATCAGAAACGGTTCTTTTGGGACACGATCGACGACTCTTTCAAAGTCCGGACGGCGGAGCACCCCGAAGGCATCACGCTTCCTGAGAACAAGTTCATACTTCACCGCTACAAGGCCCGCAGCGGGCACCCGTCAAGGGCGGGCGTCCTGAGAGTCGTCGCCTGGATGTACCTATTTAAAAACTACGACCTCAAGGACTGGGTTTCATTTGCCGAGGTTTTTGGCCTTCCTCTCCGTTTGGGGAAATATCAGCCGGGAGCGAGCGACGAAGACAAGACCGCGCTCATGCAAGCCCTTATCCAGATCGGCGCGGATGCGGCGGGCATTATCCCGGACGGCACGAGTATCGAGTTTATCACCACCGAAAAGACTTCAAGCACCGACCTTTATGAGCGGCTCGCGCGATACTGCGACGAACAAATCAGCAAGGCAATCCTCGGGCAAACCCTGACGTCTGACTCGGGCGGCGGGAGTTACGCGCAAAGCAAGACCCACAACGAAGTCCGTCACGACCTCACGGTCGCAGACTGCAAAGCTCTCGCTTCCACGTTCCGGCGCTACCTTATCCGTCCCCTGGTACTCTATAACTTCGGCGAAAACAAGCGCATCCCTTATTTGCGCTATGACTGCGAGGAAGCCGGAGACCTCAAGGAGACCGCCGACATTGCCGACACCCTAATCAATAAGGTCGGCCTCAAAATTCCAACATCATACTTTTATAAAAAGTTCAGCATACCGAAGCCCGAAAAAGGCGAAGAAGTCGCGGTTCCTCCCACGCCGGGCTCCGTCCCGCTCAAACAGGAGACCGGGACGGCCCGTCAAATTTCCCTCAAGGACGACGACCCGGGCCCGGGGACGCAGCAGCGCATCGACCGTCTGGCGGACGCAGCCGTCCATAAAAGCGCGGGCTCTTTTAAAAAAGCGTTCGACCCGGTTCTCAAATTAGTTGAGAAAGCCGGGAGCCTTGAGGAACTCCGCAACATGATGGAGGACGACAAAACCGTCGCCGAACTGTATAACGCGATGGACGTGTCCGACGTCGAGGAACTGCTTCAAAGGGTCATGACATACGCAGACCTTGAGGGGCGGGTGCATGGCAATGAGTGACATTGACAGTATCTTCAACCGAAAGGACATGACGTTTCAAGAGGCAGCGGATTATTTCGGGGAGCGCGTCCCGGTCACGGCGTCGCAGTTCTACAAAATCGCCGAGCAGTATCGAGGGCTTGCCTTTACGGTAAGCGGCTACACAAAGGCGCAAATCCTCAAGCGGTTCTATGACGAGATCAAAGACGCAGTCGAGAACGGGAACAGCCTCGGAGAGTTCCGGGCCAACATGAACGAGTTTCTCAAGTCGGAAGGCTACGAGGGCCTCTCCCCGATACAGGCCGACAATATCTTCCGCACCAACATCCAGACGGCCTATAACGCGGGACACTATGAGCAGCTCACACAGCCGGGCGTGCTTGAAGCCCGTCCTTACTGGCAGTATGACGCCGTCAACGATTCACACACCCGACCGAGCCATCTCGCGATGGACGGTCGAGTCTTCCCCGCAGACTCGCCGATATGGGACACATGGTTCCCACCGAATGGCTTCCGTTGCCGCTGCACCGTGAAGTCACTTTCAAAACGACAGGTTGAGCAGCGGGGGCTCGAGGTGGAGAAAGACGCTCCGAAAGCGGCGCAGCTCCAAGACGGGCGCTTCGTTCATATCATGCCCGACCCCCAGTTCTCCACCAACCCCGCGAAGACACGGTTTCAGCCGGACATGAAAGGCTATCCGGAGCCGCTTGTGAAGGCGTATAAACTCCGCGAAAAAGCAAACCCCGTCAAAGCCGCTGAGAAGCCGTAAAACCGACCGCACCGCTCGGCAGTGTAATTTAACGTATGAAGCGAGAACGAGCGAAGTAACGGCGTTAGCGGAGCTACTAACGGGCAATCAGGAACAGCCGAAGGAGGCAACAAAGAAATGAAAGGCTATTTCATTCTAAAAGGGGGCGATGTGGAGGTATCCGGGGCCCCGGAAATTATTTCCGTCCTGCCACTCGGTCACGTTGTCAGCTCCAAGGGAGAGTTCAACGTCGACAAAGAGAGCTTTGAGGACATGAAAGCACAGATCGCACAGCGAGGCGTCGACCTCGTGATTGACTATGAACATCAGACCCTCAAGGGAACACAGGCCCCCGCCGCAGGGTGGGTGAAAGAACTGATTCTAAGAGACGACGGCATTGCCGCCCGCGTAGAGTGGACGCCCCAGGCGGCAAAGTACCTTGAGAATAAAGAGTACAGATACCTTTCCCCGGTCATTACAGTCCGCAAATCAGACGGCAAAGCGACGGGCCTCCACTCCCTGGCATTAACAAACACCCCCGCAATCGAAAATATGACCCCGATCGTAAACTCATCCACATTTGAAGGAGGACAAGAAAACATGAACGAATTTCTCGCGAAGGTCGCGCAGCTCCTCGGGCTCGGGGAAGACGCGACGGAAGACCAAGTTCTCGCGGCGCTCGGCAAGACGCTTGACGACGCGAAAGCCCTCAAAGAATCCGCAGCAAAAGGCGAAAAGGCAGACGGCAAAGACGATGGCGGCACCGGAAGCGGCGAAGGGAACGACGACAAAGTTGTCGCGAATAAAGCCGTTTGCGAGCTTCTCGACCTCAAAACCGGAGCTTCTACCGACACCGTCGTCGCCAAAATCATGGAACTCAAAAACGGCAAGATCGACGGCGTCAATGTCCTTGAGGAGCTCAAGACCCTCAAAAAGCAAAGCGCCGAGCGCGACGCAAAGGATGCCGTTACGCTGGCACTCAAGTCCGGAAAAATCGCACCCGCACAAAAGGAATGGGCCGAGAGCTATGCGCTGTCCGACCCGAAGGGCTTCGCCTCGTTTGTCGAAAAGGCCCCCCAGGTCGTCCCGTTGGGCGAAATTCAGTTCGACGATGTGAAGGCTCTCAAGGACGACAAGCCCGATGAGGCAACTCTGCTTGTGTGCAAGCAGCTCGGCATTACCGAGGAAGACCTCAAGAAATACGGAAAGGAGAACTAAAAAATGGCAGCACTCACAGCCGAAAGAGACACAACTGAAATCATGGGCGGAGCGAGGTTTCTCGTCCTCCCCGTAAAGGGCGGCGCTACAATTTATCAGGGCTCAATCGTTGCCCTGGACGCTGACGGCTTCGCGGTTCCCGGACAGAAGGCCGAGGGGCTCACCGCAGCGGGACGGGAGGAGTCCGTCACGAACGGCGGCGCGGACGGCGAAACCACCGTCAAAGTTTCCCGGGGCGTATTCATTTACGAAAATACCGCAGACGGCGCGAACAAAGTCACAGCCGCCCATGTACTCAAGCCTTGCTATATGGAAGACGATCAGACCATTACAGCCCTTGCGACCGGAGCTTCCGCAGCCGGGCGCGTCATCCGGGTCGATGATGAAGGCGTCGCCGTGGAAATCGGCCTCGCAGCCGTCAGCGCCTAAAACAACGAAGGAGGATAACTCAACATGATTATCAACTCGCAAACTCTGAGGGGAATCTTTGTCGGCTTCAATACGCTTTTTAACAAGGCATTTGAAGCACAGAAGCCTATCTATGAACAGATTGCAACCGTTACCCCGTCGACAACAGATTCCGAGACCTACGCATGGCTCGGCGATATTCCGGGTATGCGCGAATGGATTGGAGACCGCGAAATTCAGAACCTAAGCAGCTCGGACTACACCATCAAAAACAAAGACTTCGAGCTTACCGTAGGAGTTCCGCGCAACGCGGTTGAAGACGATAAGATCGGCCTCTATAATCCGTCCGTCCAGATGCTCGGACAGTCCGCCGCAATGCACCCCGACAAGCTCGTTTTTGCCTTGCTCGGCAAGGGCTTCACGGAAAAATGCTATGATGGGGAACCGTTCTTTTCTACCGAGCATAAAGTCGGAAAAAAGAAGGTGTCTAACAAAGGAACCGAAAAGCTCACGCTTGCGGCTTACATTGCGGCCCGCGCCGCGATGATGTCGCTCACCAACAGCAAGGGAGAACCGCTCGGCCTCGTTCCCGACGTCCTGGTTGTTCCTCCGGCCCTTGACGCGGCGGCGCGTGACATTCTCGTCGCCGACTACATTAACGGAACAAAGAACACCATGCAGGGCACCGCGAAGCCTCTCGTCGCTCCGCAGCTCGCTGGACATGACACCTCGTGGTTTTTGCTTTCCACCAACCGCCCGATTAAACCGCTTATTTATCAGCAACGTCAAAAGGCGAAATTTGTTTCTCTCACGTCTGAGACCGACCCGAATGTGTTCATGAAGAAACAATACGTTTACGGCGTAGACTCTCGCGGAAACACGGGCTTCGGCTTCTGGCAAATGGCTTTCGGTTCTGACGGCAGCGCCGACTAAAAGCACCGCAGCACTCAGCAAAGGGAGGAAACGGCATGAGCTACAGCACAAGGGCGGAAGTCCGGGAAATGCTCAAGGATGACGCCCTCAACGCGATTATCGGGGACGACTATATCGACGACCCGGAGGAGCGCGAGGCGAAGATCGGGCCCGTTATAGACAGCGCGATTGAAGACGCGGACGGAGAGATCGACGGCTATCTCGCAAAGAGGTACACCGTGCCGATCTCACCGGCTCCGAAAATCATCAACAAATGTTCAAAGGACATTGCGGTTTATAACTTATGGGCCCGTTGCGGCATTGACGAGAGCACAGACCAAAAAACCTACCTCAACCGCTACAACGCGGCAATTAAATTTCTCACGCTTGTCGCGGAGGGAAAGGTCTCAATCGGGGCGCGGGCCGACGACCCGAAGACAGCAGCAGCGACAGGATTTTCGGTAAAGTCAAGCCCCCGGCTTTTCAGCCGGGACTCGCTCAAGGGGATGTAAGACGTGGCGGACTATAGCATTCGACTGGAAGGAGATACCCGACGCCTTCTTAAAAAAGTCAGGAGCTTTGCGGAGCTCGACAAGAAGCGCATAAACGCAACACTCGGAGAGGCAACACGGGAATCAACACTTGAACGGTTTAAGCACGGAAAAGACCCAAGCGGAAAAAGTTGGAAGACTTCAATCCGCGCAGCTTCGGACGGCGGCAAGACACTAATCGACACCGCACAGCTCCGCAATTCCATCCACACACAGTCGGACGCCTCCGGGTTTGCGGTCGGCACTAACGTCAAGTATGCGGCGACGCATCAATTCGGCGAGCCGGGCCGCACAATCCGGGCAAAAAAGGCAAAAGCCCTCCGCTTCCAGGTGCGGCCCGGAAAATGGGTCAGCAAGAAAAAAGTCAAGGTCGTTATCCCCGCCCGCCCGTACCTCGGCTTCTCGGACGACGACATGCACGAAATCAAGGAAACCGTCGAGGACTTCATGAATGGAGATGACTAAAAATGTATGCTGAGAGCAAGCAATATCTTATCAATAAGCTCCGCGAGGCGGGGCTTAAATCCAAACCGTACACAACCGAAAAGGCCCTTAAAAAGAGCATGGAAAGCCATCTCGGCGCGGTCTTATTCGAGTCCGAGACCTTCTCCCGAAACGGCTCCAAAAAACATTATAAAGACCAAGAGGGAGCGCGGAAAAAGAGGAGGAAGGTCTTCGACCGGACAACCGCCTTCACGGTTATCCTCGGCGATTACAACGACGGAGCGGTCGAGATTATGCTTGAAAATTTTCTCGCAAGTCTCGACACGGGCATTTACGTCAAGGGAAATTTTGTGCCGATCGAAGTCGAGAGCGCGGATTGGGTCGACGAAGACGATTCAATCCTCAAGGCGAAAGTCGCCGTCCAAGTCAAGATTAATTTCTTAGGCGGCATTTATAAAGACACGGGCTTCGCACGGGTCAAAGAGCTCGAGGTTGAGTCCGTTGAAAGGAAGGAGTCTACAGATGGCAACTAAGAATCAGGCACCGGAAGCAGCCCCGGAGCTCCTCGAGATCAGCGAGCTCCGGACACGGCAAAAAATCAGCCGGGCCATATTTGCGGGGGTTTGCTCCGCAAACGGATGGAAGCCCGGGAAGCGGGTCTCCGAGGAGGAATTTCAAACGGCAGTCAAGCAATTTACCGAGGCACCGATGGACGGTAAGCCCCGCAAGAAAAAGGAGGCGGACTAAATGCTCAAAGACGTTACAACAAAGGTTTCGGACGGCCTCCTCGGATTTTCCACGTCAAAAGGCGACGGCCTGAGCGTAAAGATTGGAGTCTCACCGATCGTGTCCGATACCCCGATACCCATAACGGGAGAAATGACGGCGGCAAAAATCAAAGAGCGCCTCGGCCTTTCCCCTCTCGCAGACGCAGCAATGGATTCCGTCGAATGGGGCGCAAACCGGATATACTGCATTCCGGTCTCGGCTACTACGGCGGGCGAAATCGGGGCGATTGCCAAAACGGGAAACGGCGGCGGCAGCATGACAATAGAGGGCAGCCCGACGAACGCCTTCGACATTCTCGTTAAGATTACCTCACAAGGAACCCTTAACACGGCCTCTTTTACCGTTTCAATCGACGGAGGGTATAGCTACACCGATGAGCTCACAATACCCGTATCGGGCGAATATGGGCTTGAGGGAACGGGGCTCACTCTTAAATTTGCCGAAGCAGCAAACAGCGAGCAAGCCTCGAACTCATTTCTTGCGGGAGACACTTACAAAGCAAAGACCACCGCGCCGACCATGACAAACAGCGACGTCATCTCGGCAATCGACAAACTCAAAAATTTTACGGGTGAATATGAGTTCGTTCACATCGTCGGGGAAAGCACCCTCGCGCTCTGGCAAGCCGTGAGCGCGGCTCAGGCCGAGCTACAGGCCGACTATAAAAAGCCGATGTTTTTCATCATGGAAGCATACACCCCAAACGAAAACGAGGACATAGAAGACTATGCGCTTCGGCTCGAGTCCGACCGCAAACAAATCAAGAATTACAATATTCAAGTTGTCCCCGCCCGTGGGCTCTTGATAAAAATGGACGGAACCACCCAGGACACAAATCTCGCGGGCCTCGTATGCGGGCTTTACGCTAAAGCTTCGGTACAGGTCAGCATCGGAAAGACGCGGGAGGAAGCGGGCTTCGGTATTCCGAAGACGCAGCTCCTCGAGCTTCGCCCGAAGGGTATCGAAAAAATTACGGAGATCCTCGACCTTGCGGACTATCTCACGTTTCGCGATTACGACGGCCTGGACGACTATTATGTGTATCATGCAAAAATGATGTGCCCGGACGGGAGTGATTACCGCTATGCCGAAGACGTCCGCGTAGTGAACAAAATCATCCGGGAGACTCGCAAAAAAGGAATCCCAATTTTGCAGGACGACATTGACCTCGAGGACGTCCAGGGCGAGCTCGAAACCCGGGCAAAGTTCATGTTTCCGCCTTTGCAGGATATGATTGACGCTAAGGAAATCAGCTCGGCGGAGATCACCGTCCCGGATGGACAGGAAAACACTGTCATTAAAGACGAAGTCATGCGCGTAAAAATCCGCTATGTTTCCCGTGGCTACATCCGCGAAATTGAAGTTGACCTCGGCAGGGCAAAACCGAGCAACTGAGAAAGGAGGCATAAACCATGTTAAAAGTAAACGGAAAAGCCTATGATTGGGGCGACGTGGATATTAAAATTCCGGGCCTTGTAGTAGTCGTTAAGGAAATCAGCTACGACGACGAGCAGGACATGGAAGAAGTCTACGGGAAAGGCAACAAGCCCCGGGGATATGGCACCGGGAACTATAAGGCGTCCGGCAAGCTTACCATGCTCCGCGATGATTATAACGATTTTCTCGCGTGGTGCAAGTCAAAGGGCGTCCCGTTCTACAAGCTCGACATTCCTTCAATCGTGGTTTCCTATGCAAGCGAGGGCGACCGCACGCGCATCGACGAGCTCCGCAAAGTCAAGATTACAAAGCGCAGCAACAAAGCGTCTCAAGGCGACAAGAGCCTTACGATCGACCTCGATCTTATGATTGTCGGCGGCATTGTGCAGGACGGCGTCGAGCCTATTTAACCGTTATCTCAAAATACTTGAGAAACAGGCAAACACCGAGAACTCGAAAAACAATTCTTAGAACCACTACAAATAGAACCTTCCGGGTTCACGTTTTAAAATAAGACTACAAGCTAATGCTTGTAGTCTCAGCCTGAAGACAAAACGCCGTTTGGGATTCAGACCCAAGCGGCGTTTCTCATGCGAATAATCGAATTGGGA